CATATATGGTGTGCACAGTTGCACCATCACTATGTAACCACCGGTATATCCCGGTGGCGTGTTTAATAGCTAAGGAAATCTCTATCAGAGATCCTAGAAGCTATTACCCTGGCCAACACATTTAGAATGTGAAGGCAGGGTTTCGTGAGAGGGTCCCCCATGAGGACGCCTCTACACGTAGTGATACTCCTAATACCTTCGGTATTAGTCGGATCACCTAGTCTCCTTAACGGCCCAGTGGCGTGAAAGGAGATTATGCGAGGTTTATAGCACGTTTCTAGTACTATTCCCCGTAGGACCTTGGGAATGCCACATTTTTGCATCCAGGCCCCTGATATCATTGAAGCTACTTCGTAGTTCATAAAATCAGTGGCGGTTTCGTAATCCGTAGAGGATACGAAAACGTCTTCATAGGTTTCAGTACGCATAGTGCGGTCTGTACCTAGTACGATTTGTTCTACATTCTTGATGTGAAACATTTCCGGTTCTTTTCCGGCATCAAAGAAGCCTTTAAAGAACTCCCAGCCATGACTTTCTTTTGACATTCCTGACTGAGAACTCGCTATTCCTTTCTTAAGAGGATGCGAGCATATCTTATTAACAACGTCGAGTACGACTTTGAGATAAGAAAGGCCCTTGGTAACGCATCTTGCTTTACCCGGTTCCTTGACGACTAAGAGACTTACTTTCCGTAATTCTTTAGGGTCTGTCTCGAGAATTTTCTGAAGGCAATGCCAAAAGATTTTCTCTCCAATCTCGAGTGAGTCCTGAGGAACCCACTCTGAGATTTTGCCAGTATCAAGATCCCTTATTGGAATCTTTGCACTTGGCCCTAGGCTACTCAGCTCATTTGCAATGGCTTGAGTAGTACCTCCATCTCTGACTCCTAATTCTGAGCAGGCAGAGGTGGTTACCGTTATGACAGCCTTGTTCGTCAAGCCTGTGAACGCGTGATCTGGTACAGTTCTTAGAATTTCTAAGATGCCGGATCGAATGAGTGCCTTCTTCCCTTGTTCCAAAGGAGGGGCCTCAATTGTTACTGTTTGGACGAATTTTCGTTTAGACAGTAATACATCAATCATTGGGGGTGTACCACACCCGCGAGATTGACAATAGATCCCTATCTGGTAAGCTTTATGCTCAGAGAAGGGTCTGTTGAGAATCCTCTTCCAGACCGGAATATGGAGTCTCATCCAATCGGGGATTTGTCCCACGATTGTTTCAAAAGGAAGCTCATTGAAAGCAACCATTTTGAATAACTTTCTAGAGTCCTTTAAGGACTTGTAGAAAGTTTTGACGTCAAGTATACTTTCAGTACACTCTCCGTCAAAGAACTCATCCGTTATCAAAAACGAAAGATGTTCCAGATTGAACAGGTCAAACTTTTTCCATGTCCAAATCTCCTCAGGAATTGTCAAGTACCTTTGTACAAAAATTCCTGATAGGGTTTTCAAAACTTCTATGAGTCTCAAAGCCCTGCTACTATAGTCCCTAAGTTCTTCGGGATTAGTGTAGTACCTCTCCACTTCGTCTTTCTGCCAAAGTGGATCCGGTTTCCCCTTAAGGAAGGCAACTAGCCTATCTTTCAGGGTGCTTGCCCACCTCGATATCGATTTATCGGGGTCGGCAGAATACTTCCACACACTGGATCCCCAGTGAGTATGGTATCTAATTAAATGGATCACACAGTCGATACATTTAATTTTCTGAATCGGGATGGGTCTACACCTCTTCTCCTTTTTCAGTCCTTTTGAAAAACTCGGACCGAGTAATTCAATAGGTATAGGGTCTGATATACGGTGCAAGTCCGCATACCAAACCGTGAGTTCGCTCGGTGTCTTTCCCCGAACGGAACTTAGCTCTCGACCCGCTAGAATTTTCCAAGGGTCAGAGTAATCTAGTCTTAAAGGGCCTTTAATTCCCTTCTTGACAGGTTCGAATCCTTCTAAGTCATCTTGACTAGGAGTCTTCGTAAGCTGAGTATCTAGAATCAAATTCACGATCTCATCTTGTGGATGTACTTCCTCTTGGAAGTCATCCTCCTCTCCGTTGTCCGTGAAAACACGGACGCCAGAGTGTTTCTCGTGCGTTAGATTAATATCTAACTCATGAGCTAAGGCCTGATTCATTTTCAAAAATGTTTTCGGCCCATTCTTTAACGAGGTAACACATGCTGCCTGCGTTAGAGAAATCCATTGTTGTCCCGTAGTATACGGTTCCAACTCTGGTACGTACTTATAGGTTCGAG